GCTGCCCCGGGGGGGGGGGGCGGTTTTCGTGACCTACCTCCGCGGGCCCGCCCCCCCGCCCGCCGGCGGCCCCGCCACCGGCATCCTGCATGCCAGTACCGGCGGCACCTACCGCACGTACAAGGTGACCATCACGGTGTCGGCGCCCCGGCTGCATGCGGCGCACGAGTACTACTTCAGCCTCATGCACTGGGCTGACCCGGCTCCATCCGGATCCGCCCCGCATGCCTGGCATGTGGACACGGCGGACGGCATGTGGGCCGCCTGACCGCATGTCTCCGCGCCGGGCTCCTGCCGCCGGACTGGCCGGAGCCCGGCCTGATTATCCCTGCCGGGTACCAGGCGGCATGCTTACCCGACTGCGGCACTGGCCTGCCGGCCAGCTCGCCTACTCGCATTACTACCCGCACGCGCACCTGGGCAGGGGGTGGGTCCTGCTGATCGTCATCGCGCTGGTCTACGGCATGATCCACCGCCTGTTCTACCGGCACCACCGCCGCCGTGGCCTCAGCGTGTGGGTCAGCATGCGGGGCCCGTTCCACACGAGGATCTCGCGCAGGCTCTGATCTGGCATCCGGCGGTCCGCTACCATCTCGGCATGGCGGACCGTCTGGAGCTGGTGGGCCAGCGCTACGGCCGCCTGCTGGTGCTGCGCGAGGGCCCGCGGGTCTCCGCCGACGCCGGCCGCCCTAACGGCAGGCGCACGCTGGTGTGCCTCTGCGACTGCGGCCGTATCCTCGCCGTCCGGCTGTCCAACCTGCGCAGCGGGCACGCCCGGTCCTGCGGGTGCGCCCGGATCGCCGCTCTTGTCGCCCGGAACAAGGCGGGCTCCCGCCGGGACATGGCCCTCAGCCGATAGATCAGTCAGCATCGTGCCGAGTCTGGGGAGCGCTGACTGTGTCCGACCCTTCGACGACTCTTTACCAAGAGGGCTTCTCGATCTCGCACGCCGGCATCCTCGACGGCACGAACGGGGCTGAGGGCCAGACCGTCTACGGCGTCCGCAACGGGACCCTGAGCACCGACAACGGCAACTTCGAGAACACGGGCGACAACGTCGTGCTGTCGGAGTGGTTCTGGATCAACTTCGCCAACGTGACCATTGAGTCCGGGTTCATCAGCTTCCCGACCATCGCCGACATCACCGGCACCTCGATCAGCAGCTCCGGCACGTCGCCGAACGACTACTACGCGCTGCCGCTGTGGACGCTGAACTCGATGAACGTGGTGACCAAGCCGATGGCGCTGCGGGTGCCTGCCAAGGACAGCGCGGGCAACCTGCGGGTGCTGGACTTCGTGCTCTACCGCGTCCAGTTCCAGCCCTTCAACTTCACCGGCCCGAGCTACAAGAACGGCCTGACCGTGTCCATCGCCGGCCGCGCGCTGTTCTCCACGGTGGACGAGGCCGGCAACGCGCTGCCCATCGCCTACGGCGGCCCCGGCGTCGAGCCCGGCACCTCCACGCCCGCGGGCCTGAGCATCGGCCGGATGATCTCGCTGCCGAACCTGACCACCACCAATGCCGGCGCGTTCACGGTGCTGCCCTTCCAGAGCAGCTAGCCGATCCTCCTGCCGATTGCCCGCAGTAGCGCATCGGCGAGTCCCAGGGAGGACCTGTGCCAGATTCCGAGCTCGACCGCCTCGACCCGGATCCGGTCGTGCTCACGCTGGAGTCCGGCCTGCAGGTCGAGGTCGTGCGGATCAAGACGCGCCAGTTCTTCCGCCTGCTCAAGGTGCTCACGCACGGGGCCGGCCAGGCCCTGATAAAGAGCTCGCTGGACTTCGGCACTGACGGTGCCGAGTTCGCGCAGCGGATGATGTCCCTCGTCCTGATCTCCATCCCCGACGCCGAGTCCGAGACCATCGAGTTCGTCCAGTCCATGGTCCGCCCGCACGGGCTGGCTCCCGGCCCGCAGTCGCGCCTGACGAAGCAGCAGCGCGAGGCCAACGAGGAGAAGTGGACGGACCTGTCCGCCGAGCTCTTCAACCCCGAGCTGGACGACATCGTCACCATCGTGGAGCAGGTGGTCCGCCAGGAGGCAGCCGACATCCAGGCCCTGGGAAAACGCCTCGCGTCCCTGCTGGAGCTGGCGAGGAAGACGGGAGCCGGCCAGGACGGGACGCCGGAGGAGACGCCGGAGCCGGAGGAGCTGGAGACGGCCTCGCAGGATCTTTCGCCAGGGCCTTCGACCTCGTCAGCTCCGAGTACGGATGGAGCGACGAACGGATCCTCGGGATCCCGCTCTGCCGCCTCCGCCAGATCACCGAGGCCATCGGCCGCCGCCGCCAGGCCGGCGATGAGCTCCGCCTCCGGCTAGCGGAATGGCAGACGCGGACGGTGTGCACCTGGATAGGCGCCCAGGCGCAGATCGACACAAGGCAGACGGGCGGCCGCAACCCGCTGGTGGACGCCGCCCTGGACATCTCGCTCTCCTGGGGAGGCGCCGGCGGTGACGACGACGAGCTGGACGAGATGAGGGGCCGGCGCACCGGCTACGTCGCCTCGGCCGAGCAGGCCCGGCAGAGGATCCGCGAGGCAAGGGGCGGCCGGCCGGAGGCCGACACGATCCGGGTGGGCGAGGACGGCGCCGTCGCGGGCGTGGCCGTGGGCGCGGCGGAGCCCGCTGACGAGGCGGCTGCGGAGGTGGCCGCTGGCGCGGCTGACGGCAGCTTCGAGGCCTTCATGCGGATGTTCGGCGGCGGGGGCACGCCTCCGCCCGCTCCTCCTCCCGGCGGCAGCTGAGATGACGGGGCGGAGGTGGTTGCGGCGTGGCGGACTGGGAAGTGATCTACCGCGCAGTCTTAGGTCGCAGACTTCAGTGACCTGACGCAGGCTGCGGCCAGGGCCAGGGAAGAGCTCAAGCGCCTGGCGGATGAGGCCCGCCAGGAGGGAGACACCGAGGCCAGCGCCGCCGCCAAGGCAGCGGCCGCGCACGAGGCCGACACCCGCGCGATCGACGCCAACCGCGCCGCCCTGGAGCGCCAGGCCGCCGCCGCGAAGCTGGCCAACAAGCAGACCGCCTTCGGCGGCCGCGACTCCATGGACCAGCATCTCTCCGACCTGGACCGGAAGGAGGAGAAGGAAGAGCGGCTGCAGCGCACGGAGAACCTGGGCTTCTCCAGCCCGCAGTCCGCCGAGGCCTGGCGCCAGCAGGTCTACCAGCGCACCCTGGAGCGGAACATCGCCGCCCAGCAGGGCTACCGCACCCCCGACCAGTACCTGGGCTACCTGGACCAGAAGCGCGCCCGGATAGAGCAGGAGACCGCCGCCACCCGGGCCAGCGCGGCAGTGATCAAGGAGCAGACCGACGCCGAGCTCGGCCGTGCCAACGCGATCCGCCAGACGCACGAGTCCGCCGGCACGCTCGGCACCACCGGGACCTCGAACATCCAGGCCTACGGGTCTGCGGTGCAGGGCATCCCGACTCAGGTCACCACGCACGTCAGCCTCGATGATGACGAGGCGGCGGCCAAGGGCGCGGCCTACCGCGCCGTGCTCGGCGACATCCCGATGCGGGTCAGCACCTCCGTCCGGCTGGACACCGACGAGCTCGCTGCGGACGTCGCGAAGGCGAAGGCCCTGGAGGCGGCGCTGCCGGCCGAGCGCACGGTGAAGGCGTCCTGGGCGCCGTCTGATAGTCCCGAGCAGGCAGCGCTCCGCGCGGCCCTGCAGCAGCGCGGCGAGGCGCTCGCCCCGCAGGCGATGGGGCCCGGCGGCGGGCCGCCCCGGCCTCCTCCCCCGGTGGCCGGCCCGCCGCCCGAGGTGCCGGAGCCCGAGCCGTCCAAGTACGAGGCGCTGAGCCCGCAGCGGCTGGAGGAGCTCCAGGCATCGGTCAACCGGCTGGGGCAGACGGCCCTGCAGCCCGAGCGCCTGTCCCCGGCGCAGATGATCGGCATGCAGCAGGGCATGGGCCATGCCGGGCAGCTGGCCCTGCAGCCCGAGCGCATGCAGGCCGCCCAGCTTGCCGCGCTGCAGCAGGGCCTGCCCAACGTCGGCCGGGCTGCGGTGACGCCGGGCCTGATGGATGCCGGGCAGCTGCTCCGGATGAATGCGGCCGTCCGGGGGCTGGCCTCCTCCGTGGCCGACCTGGACCGGCAGAAGGCCGCGCCCGAGGTGAAGGTCCACGGCGCTGCGGTGGCGCTGTCGGACGTCCGCTCGGTGAAGGCTGCGATAAAGGACCTGTCCGCGCAGATCGCGAATCCGGACGTGAAGATCGGCAGCGGGGCCGTCATCCAGCAGCTCCAGGCCATCCGCCAGGGCATGGAGGCCCTGAAGGCGGATACGAGGGGCCTGGACATCCAGCCGAAGGGCCTGGACAAGCTGGCGGCCAGCTTCATGTCCGTGCAGGGCCAGGCCAGCAGGGCATTCGATGACATCACGCTGAAGTCGGGCGCGTCCGGCGAGCGCTCCGCCGCCACCTGGCGGGACGTCGGGCATGCCGCCGAGGATGTCTTCCGCGGCATGAAGGCCTCGGCGCAGGACGCCGGCAGCGGCCTGGACAGCGTCTTCGCCACCGTCGCGTCGCGCGTCACCGCCGCGTTCAAGGGGATTACCGGCGGCGGCCTGCTGAACGTC